AAGTCTTTCTTGTACTTGTTCTAAATCTTTTTCTAAAAGTGTGCCTTTAGTTTCTAAATTATTTAATCGTTCTACAACTCCAAAATAAGACCAAACACCTAAACCAACTGCTGCCACAATGGACAGTAGATTACGCATAGGCATACTTATGGCTGTGTTATCTGATATTTTCATTTACTATTCCATCTCCAGGTTTGTGTAATAAACTTCTTTTCCTGAAGTTTACTATTTTTGGAATCTGTGTCGGTTGTACCATATTCTATTTTTGTCTCATGTGGAACCATATTATGACTACATCCAACTAAAAGAACCAGAACCAACGCTAGGCCAATTATCAAAGCCTGTGCCACTATTTCAGTTGTTCTTTTTCTTTTTCTTGCGATTTTTCTTAATCTTAAGAGTTTTAACGTCCTGTATTTCATTTTCAATACCTGATACCTTTTCTTTAAGAACTGCTACATCTGATTTAAGACCCACTGTAGTTGTAAGAGACCAACCAGAAAGAGCAATTAAAATTGCTAGAAGCACTGTTATTAATTTATCATTCATTTTTTTCTTTTTCTTCCCATATAACATTCGGAGGGCTCATAGTTCCATTTTTTTCCATGATGTCCTCTTAGATCAGCATAAAACATTCTTAATTTTACAATCCATTTTTTTATGGGTTTAGGCATCTATTGACACCCCTCACACTCTCCTGTCTCATCAATAATAAGACCTTTTGGTTCATCTTTTACTTCTCTACATTTACAATTTTCACAGGTGCATACTCCATATATGTCCGCATGAAGTTTGCCATCACAGTGACAATCACAATTACAGTTCTTACATTTCTTGGTCACTTAGCGGCCTCTACACAAATAGGACAAGATTTTTTAAATCTTGAATGTGTGTTGCATTGAATTTTTTTAGATTCAATAATAACTTCTTTTATTTCTTTTTCCAATATAAGTGGTTTTTCAACTACACCAAATATTTTAGCAAATAAATTTTTAATCCATTTAATCATTTTTCTTTTCCTTAATATCATAGAAGAATCTATCCGAATCTTCTGTTCTCCATTTACTTTTATCTTCTACATTCCAATCTGAAGTTTGTACCTTCCAATCCCACGGAACCTCATCCTTTACTGTAAACGAAGGAATATTCCATATGATTCGATTGTTTGGTTGAGCTGCATAGTTGCCATTTTCTAACGCAAGTATGTGTGCGCACTTGTGTTCGTGCGATATTTCAGAATGATCTGTGTCTACTATATTACTCTCTGGATGGGCCCAGTCAACAGTAAATAAATATTTTCCGTCGTGCCATTTCTTGTCTTTTCCCCAGTATTTGCCTGATTGTGCGTCTAAGATATCGAAAGAAGTGACAGTAGGATAATAACTAAAACAATTCCATAACTGAAGTTCATCCAACCTACATTTAGGAACTTCTTCTGATTTGAATCCTTGTTGAATAAAGGCTGAAATAGGGAGACGATAGAACACCGCACCGTTCTCCATAATAGCATGAAAGAGCACAGGACGTCCTGTAATAGATGCCAACCCAAATATAATACAGTCTTCAACTTCTCCATGATGCTCTTTAAGATCATAAAGATATTCTCTCCTGATCTGCGCATAAGTTGCAGGTGTATTGACATTCAAGTAAGCCATTTAACATGACTTACTTTGTAATTAGTTCGTAAATTATGATAACAGCAACTATAACTATAATTGTAGCTTTTTTATTATTTATTGCTAAATTCCATATTCTTTTAGCTTCTTGTTTTACTTTTTCCATAGTTTTCTCCTCTTTTATTTTATTATACCCCAATTGGGGCCAGATTCATAGTCTACTTTATTAGGAATTTCAAGAGAAACAGCGTCTTCCATGATATTTATTATTTTTTCTGCATGTTCTTTTGACTTGACTGATATATCTAATTCATCATGTACTTGTACATGTGGTATAATTCCTTCTTTATATAATTCTAACATTGCTTTCTTTGTCATATCAGCTGCGCTTCCTTGTATTAATTTATTTAAAGCTTTGTAAGTATATGCTCTCTTGATCCCTGGTCCGTGTTCCGTGAGCGCTGCATCGTGTGGCAATGCTTTATGAATCCCGAACTGATTTGGTTCCCATAAATGGAAGCGACAAAGTCGACCAAGTAAAGTTCTAATTCGACCACGATCCTGGGCACGTTGCATAACATTATCCATCAATTGTTTAACGAATGGAACTTTATTATGATACTGCCTAAATAAATCTTCAGCCTTATCTTTAGATACACCTAATTCAGCTTGTAATTTATTTTTTCCCATACCATAGAACAGACCAAGGTTTATAGTCTTGGCCTGTGATCTAGGTATCTCTGCCATGTCTGCGACGATAGTATGAAAATCTGCATTACCTCCCTTATATGATTCCAATACTTCGTCCACTCCATAGAGATTCTGTAAAGTTGCATAATGTACTACCAGCCTAGGCTCTTGCTGAGAATAGTCAAAACAACCCCATGTATGGCCTTCTTCGGGTATAAATAATGACCTAATAGCTGGTCCGAGTTCCTTGTTCCGTGCGGGTATTTGCTGTAAATTTGGGTTTGAATAAGAAAATCTTCCAGTGACCGTTCCTCCATTATCTCCTCTTAATTGATTAATTTCAGCATGAATTCTTCCTTTATGGTTATGTTTAATTATGGTATCAATAAACGTGGTATGGGCCTTATTTATTTCTCTGGCTCGGGCTATTCGTTTTACCAGTGGGTGGGGGTGATTCTGTAAAAAGTTTTTTGTAAAAGATGGAGAATTTGTTTTTTCAGTGCGGTCAAATGGTAGGTCAAGTTTTTGAAAAACTTGCGCGATGGAACGTGCTGCCCATATTTGAACATCTACTGATGTTTCTTTTTTTACTATTTGTAGGCATTCTTTTTCTTCTTCTAGTAGTTTGCCTTTTAATTGGTGGGCTGCCTCAATATCTACACGGACTCCTAAAAAACGCATATCAACTAAGCAAGGGAAAAGTTCTATCTCTAATTCGAAAATAGAATTTAAATCTTGGTGTAAAATTTCTTTCTTAAGTTCTTGCCAAAGTTGTAACGTTATCTCGGCATCTTTTTCTGCATATGCGCCGACATAAATGGCAGGTAGTTTATACATTTCTGCCTTGGCGTCAACCCCCCAATCACGTGCGGCTGCATATAAATCTGTTTCATTCTTTCCTTTTCCAGTGTATCTTTTACTGCAGTTGTTTAAGTCATAACGCATTTGATTTTCATCAACCAAAGCCGAGGCTATCATTGTGTCGACTATTTTACCGTTAATACTTAAACCTAATGCTCTGATCCAACAAACGTCATACATGGCGTTGTGGAAAATTTTTGTTGATGGTGTACTTAGTACATTTTGAAACCATTTCAAGACTTTTTTACGATCCATGTTACCACCACCTTCATGTGCAATTGGATAATAACCAGACCAATCTGTAACAGCGACAGCTATTCCAACAACTTCTCCTACACCAACCACCGCACCAGATCCCATTCTAATATTTAAATTTGGATCTTTGGTCTCTAGGTCAATTGCTATCTCATCATGTTTAGATAGATCTGGAAAGTCTTCTGGTGGCAGCCATTCTGTTTGTGGTTTAAATAGTGGTACTTGTATCATTTTGTTCCTTTGGTTTGTTTTTATCTGGATAATCACGATCAATTGCCATTTGACAATAATGAATTGCTTTCTCCAAATCTTGTTTCTGTCCCTTTTGCTTATGACGACATAAATATTTAATCGCGTTTCCTTCTGCAAAGGGCAAATTATTTTTATTTATAAATTCTGATGGTTGAATAACCATGGAAGAATAATGAGATCCTCCTACTTGTCGTTTATATACTTTACTCATAAATTCTCCATAGGGTATGCCTTTTCATAATCATTAGGTCTTATAATATGTAAATTTTCTTTGGTTCTTGTTGCACCCACATAAAATAATCTCGTTTCATCATCTGGGTTTTTTAAATATGATTTATTTGTATTGTGAGTAAGATCGGTTAATAAAACTACATTATTTCTTTCACCACCTTTTACACTGTGTATAGTAGATAATTGAATTCTTGGTTTATTTTTTAAGTTTTCACCATTTCTTCTCATACTTCTTATATAATTCTTTCTTCTAAAACCTAGATCATCAAACGCTTTATACCAAACGGTATCTGTTTTTAATCCATAATCTTTTTTAAGAGTAGAAATATCTTGGAGACCTTCTTTAGTCATACCTTTTAATTTTATTTTTTCCGCATGATTTGAACTCATAAAACTATATATTCTTTCGATTTGTTTATAGTTTAATGGTTGTCCTTTTCTCCCTGCTTCCCATTCTGCTGCAGCTTCTGCCGCATCTTTTTCTGGAAGTTTTTTAAATCTATTTTCAAAATACCAGCCTCTTTCTTTCATTTCTTCTTCTACATCTTCTAACATATGTCTTGTTCTAGTTAATATTAGCCATTCTCCAGAAGACATATTTAAACCTTTAATATCATCATGAAAATTTAATGAACCTTGATAATCTCTTGGGCCCCATTCTTTATACCTTCTTTTAGAAACACGTTTAATTATTCCTAAAGCAAAGTCATGAATCGCTCTAGGTATTCTTCTTGATTGAGTTAAATTTAATAATTTTCCTGTTTGTGTTATAAAAGAATCTACATCTGCTCCAGCCCATCTAAAAATAGCCTGGTCATCATCACCTGCGATAAAAGTGTCTTCTGTTTTATTCCAAATAGTTTTAGCCATATCCCATTGCATTAATGATAAATCTTGTGCTTCATCAATAAATACAACATCAAATTTTGGTGTTTTATCTGATTTATTAAAATCTAAAATCATATCGTTGTAATCAATTAAATTATGAAGTTTTTTGTAGTCTTTTATTTTCTGCTCTAAGTGAACAAGAGTATCATAATCAACTTCTGTATTATGTTCTCCTAATTTTATTTGTTGTTCTAATGTAATATTTCTAAGTTTAGCTAAATGAATTAATCGAAGATAATCACTCTTAGTTGTAAATA